AATAACTTAGGCTCCTCATTCTTATATTAGATGGGGAGCCATATTTACTATGGGCGACATTCTAAACTACTTCCATAAGAACTACCAGAAGGTAGGGGTCAATCTATTTGAAGGCAGGACCGACTTCAATAAATACTTTCCTAAGAAAGCAGACGGAACATCACTAGGTCCAGAAGATTACCAACAGATCCTAACCGCTGCTACGTCGCCCGTCAGCCAGCCTACAGAAGAGATAGCAAAGCAAAACTCAGAGGCTGGCAATCCGTATGTGTTCTTCACCTATCCGAATTCATTTGGTGATCCTAGATATATATTCAAGGACGGAGCAGGAACGATTCATGGCTTTAAGGGCAGGGTCATTGACAAGTCTTTCTACGATATGATTGTAGCTGAGATACAAAGAAGAATAAAGGATAAAGAGATAGCAGACGAAGCTCCGCCTGACATTGTTTCTACCGAGGAGCAAGAGAAGCTAAATACTGAAACCATACAACATCAAGCATATGAATTCACAGACGAAGAGAAAGCAGAGGCAGCACAAGCCCTAAAGAAATCTGGGGTTGAAGACCTTGACGATCCAGATAAAGCAGTAGAGCAGTTTGCAGCATTTCTAACAGAAGATCCAAATAACCTGACAGGGTTCAACGCAAAGTTCTGGAAGTCTGTGTACGGCTCTGCACAAACCAGAGATCTTCCCCCAGCAGTTCAGAAAGAACTCTTTGATATCCATATAGATTACTACAAGATTGCATCTCTAGTTGATGACAACGGAGTAATTCGACAAGAAGATTTAACTGAGAGAATGAAGGATGTTCTAGAGACAACTTACTCAAGAGACTCTTGCAAAGCTTTGTGGGCGGGAAGCTTTTCTAGTAGGTCAGCAGCACTCCAAAGAATAGCCCCATCTTACGCAGGTTGGTTTGACGGACTAGATCCAACTGGAGACCGTGAGATAGATAACTACGGGTTTAGCGTGAAGAGAGGAGGTTCAAGCCTCAAAGCCATGAGACTTGGTAATCTGCAAGACAAGCTATGTGATGCAAAGATCGTTGATGGTTTGGGTAATGAAGAACCTCTTGTAAAATCTTCAAGTTCTGAAGGCGGAGTAGCTCTTAGAGCAATAAAGACTAAAAAGGAAGATATTATTGTCAATGCTTTGAACCTCGCTATAAACAGAAATCACTATAATGAGGAACAAACCCGCGAGGCAATTGAACAACTTACTGCTGCTGTCACGGATATCGTGAAGCAGTCCAAGCAAGTAGGCGAAGGGTTGGGGGTTCTTCTAGGAGAAAGCCAAGAAGCATTGGTAGGTGATTTACAGGAGATCTTAGGAGACTCCTTTGATGTTACGACAACCGAAGAAGCTGTGAAAAGCTTCCTGGCTGCTACTCTCAAGGAGACCTATGCTTTTGCTTCTCTTATAAAAAAGATTGGTATTGTCCCCGTAGAAGTTGTATCAACGGGAAGATTCTCTTCTACCTCTAACAAGAGAGACTATCAATTTAAGTTCCAGACTCCAGAACAGGCAAGAGAATTTGAACAGAAGTATGAAAAAGCAACGGGCATAAAGTTAGATAAGACAGGAGAAACTTCAATCGGTGTTTCCGTAAAAGCGTATCTAAGCTCCTCTATGAAAGGTGGAACAGGATCTGTAAACAAGCTGTACGGAGCCTCAGAAAAAGCCCAAAGACTAAGACAAGAAAGAGATCAAGCCTTCTTCGATTCAACCGTCGCAGACCCAAAAAAGAGAGGAGATATTTATAGAAGCCTTATTGAAGGAAGGGAGATATACGACTCAATCGTCAGCCTCCCCATAAGACTAACTAGCGACCAATCCCTTTCCCCAGAGCAACTATCACACAGCCTTGAAACTATCGCTGGTGCTTTGACAAGCATGAAAGGAAAGAAGACAGATGTTGCTACCAACGTGCTTGTAAATAAAGCTTTAGCAATTTATAATGATTACCTTTCTAAAGGTCCGACTGATTCAAAGTCTTTGGGAGAGATAGGACACGTTCTCAGTAAGGCTATGAGAGTGTCAGAAGCATCAAAGAGTGAATCCAATCTAAGAGCCTTAGCTACCACTGAGTTCTTTGATAGTGTGTTTACCCCTGAAGATGAGATTGTATCTATATCCCACAACGGAAAGCAATACAACACATCTGCCCATAAGCTAATGTTCTACATTCTTGAGAACGGAACACCTCGGATGAACAAGGAAGGAAACTTTTACTTTGAGATGGGAGGAGTCAATATTGGTTCCACCGCCTTCAGCAGAAAAGAAGGCAGAAACATTCTTGCGATGTCATTCAACGCAGAGGCACTTCTAGAAGATGGAATCCTCACAGAGATCGAAGGAGACAAAAAAGCTCTTCAAGCACTCGGTGAAATGAGATCCGAATTAGACAAAGAAGATGTCCTTGGAAAGTTTAATCAACTCATCGAATTGGTACAGAAAGCAATTACCGGGTAATTTAGCCTTATCGATTCCTGGAACATTGACGTTTGTTATTGCGATTGCTTTTCGTCTATCTTTCTTGTAGATTAGCATCCAATCCTTTCCTGCCTTCTTTCCATCTCTTTTAGCCTGTTCTATGAACTCCCATAGCTTGGACTTCCTGTTCAGCACATCGTCCAAGTTTACTTTGTAACCGTTCTTACACTCGATTACAAACCTGAAATTTTGTGGAGTTATCAGGTCGCCATATACTTTAATATGCTCGGGAAGGGCATGGGTCGTAGCAAAAGCTCCCGATCCAGGAGACCTACAAAAATCGGTTGTCTCAAAGGTTTCATTAAGAATCTTAGCCACTGAGTTCTCGTAGCGATTCCCTTTAGCCTTTCCATTAACCCTTGTTTTTCTTTTGGTGAAGTCACCATTAGAAAGAATATCTTCATAATCTTTCATAAACTATAATAGTAATATGGCGAAAGAAAAAACCGAAAAACTTTCAGGAACAAAAATTAACTCCTCAGGCAGACGAATCACGATCCGCATCAAACTAGATCAAGAAGAGTCCGAAGGCTGGGAGCAGATCCTCCAAATGCTCTCAGGAGCAGGTGAGACTGTAAACGCAGATGAGCTTGCCAAGGCATTCCTCATGCGTGGTGCAAATGCGTTCCTGGCAGAACTTAGAGAAGTTGCCCAAAAAGCTCAGGAAGAGCAGGAAGGCAGCGAGCAAGAAGAATCTAAACTTATAGTACCGGATAGCAAAATCATTGTCCCATGAGATCAGTAATTGAACTGTGTTCCGAAGAGGACGTAAACAGCGTCTTCAAGAACAAAGTGAACAAGGATTTTTATGTCCTCTACACCAGCCTTTGGCAAGAAACTTGTGAAAAGATCTCCGATCTCTTAGAAGATTGGAAAGATCAAGAAGGGGAGGAGACATTGTACGTCATCAACTCTTGGGATACCCCGGCTGCCTTTGCGTCGTATTCGATCACGGTAGCTCCTTCTTTGATGCACGTTTCAGACGGAAAGATTAGTTCCGTGGACATAGAGTATCCTAAGATCTACGACTTCTTCAGCGTAGAGGAGACTACTCAAGAGGCTTAATAAAACCTTCAGGCGTCTTGTTCTCACCTTTTATATCTCTATATTCGTGCAGCTTCTCTTGATACCTTTTGTTTTTGGTATACTGAAGCTTGAGATGATTGAGAATAGAGGTGGTAAAGTAGTTGAAGGCTTTCCCTTTTTCTGGACTAAAGTTTGGAAGAATTTTTAAGATGAGCAAGAAACATTCTTGTTTTGCGTCATCGAAATCGACTTTAAACTTGAAGCTGTGGATAATGCTGCTGATGAGTAGATCAAACATCTTGAAAATCTCCTCCTCAAACTGCTCAGGGTCTCTCTGGTAGTTAAGTATTGTCTGCTCAAACTCCTTATTGTTTATATAGTGAGTTTTTTTCTTTTTGCTTGCCACGACTAATGTAAGTATGGACCTACACAGTATTTCAGATAATTTCCGCAAAGAAGATATATTTCGTGAAGAAGTACGTCCCTCCGATATTCTGTTCCTTCACGAAAATTATATTGAGGACACCGTAAATAAAGAAGTACTACCGTATACTCCAGCGGTATTGAAGACTCTCTTTGATTGTCTAAATGAGGCTGGTATACCTCCCGAAAAGTTTAACTGCTTGGGAGTCGTTAAGTGGGTTGGTGCATCTGACCTAACCCTTCTCAACGAGGATATCGAAAAGTTCCGAGAGATGCTATGGGAAGATCTTGATAAGATCCAACCGAAAGTAATCGTAACCTTTGGAACGGTCCCCCTTAGAATCATTAGTAAGCACCGCACCGTCGGTGAAAGGCAAGGTGTACCTTTTGAAATGGAGGATGAAAAAGGGAGAGTCATCAAGGTTCTCCCTACCTTCAACCCCATCTCTGTTCACAGCGAGCCTGTATACAGAACACAGTTTATCGAAGACTTGTTCAACGCGTACAACTGGCTACGAAGTGATGACAGACCGAAGAGGTCTAAGAACTATTTTACAGCAAAGACTGTAGAAGAAGCTCTGGAAGTAATCAAGAAGTATGCGGAGTCTGAGGAATCCATAGCTATCGATATCGAGACAACTGGTCTTGACCACAAGCTAGACAAGATGCAGACCATCGGATTCTCTAACGCCAAGCATGAAGCAGATGTAATTCCTATACATCACCCAGAGGCGGACTTTAATGAAGATGAGATCCAGACGATCCTCACAGCCCTACAGGACGTATTCATCAACGGGGCTAGAAAGTATTTGCAGAACTGCAAGTTCGATATCAAGTTTCTTATGAACTCTGGTATCACTAGGTTCCGAAAGATCTACGATACACAGATACTACACTCTCTGATTGACGAGAACAGAAGGCATGGTCTCGCTTCAATTGTAAGACAATATTTTCCAGAAGAGGTAATGTAATGCTTACGGTAACTTCCCCTAACACTGTTGATTGGGAGAATATGCCCCTTGATGAGATGGCTTACGGTAATGCCATTGATTGCGATCTCACAAAGAGATGTGGCGATCTTATGGTTGATGAGCTAGATTATCTTGGCTGCCTAGATCTGTATGAGAACTGTTTGTCCTTGATCCTGCCCATCATGGCAGAAGTAGAGAACAAAGGTCTTCTTGTAGACACTGACGAACTAAATGATATCGCAAGTCTTCTAGAGACAGAGATCGAAAGAATCGAAGACAAGATGTTTAACATTTTGCCCAAGGGTTCTTTTGAGAAAGGAGAAGTAAACTTTGCTTCCCCTAAGCAACTAGGAGAGGTCATGTTCAGCAGCAAAGGCTTGAAGATGACTCCTAGAATGTGGTCTGAAAAGACTGGCGAACCCTCCACTAGTGAGGCACACATTAAAGATCTCTCTAAGGATCTTCGCAGAGACAAGAAAGCTAACGAGAGTCGTATTGAGTTTCTTGATTGCTTGCTTGAATACCGCAAGCGTGTGAAGCAGTTCAAGACTTATGTTAACGGTATCAAGTCTGCTCTTGAGTACAACGGTGACGGTCGTGTGTACTCGCAATACAACTTCGCAACAGTTGTAACGGGCAGACTATCCTGCTCTGCACCGCAAGTTAAAAAGCGTGTGGAAGGAAAGAGGGGGAAGGTCAACAAGATCTTCAAAAAGGGTGTCTCTTTCCACACGCTACCCCGCCCAGACGAAGAAGGTAAGGATAGAGTTAACATCCGAGATATGTTTATCGCGGATAAGGGCTACACATTCCTAGCCGCCGACTATTCCGCAGCAGAGCTACGGGTTCTTGCTCATGTGTCGCAAGAGCCTAACTTGATCCAAGCGTTTAAGTCTGGAGAAGACCTACACAAGTATACTGCAAGCCTAGTATACGGCAAAACAATCGACAAGATCACAAAGAAGGAACGACAGATCGCCAAGAGCGTGAGTTTCCTAATTGTGTATGGCGGTGGTCCTGAGAAACTAGCTGACCAAGTAGGCATCTCAATCGAGGAAGCAAAGGATGTTTTCTTCAAGTTCTTCAAAGCTTACCCCGGCATTAAGTTCTGGATGGAAGCCACGGCTGCAAGCATTCGTGAGAAGAAGTATTCGGAATCAATCTTTGGTCGCCGTAGACACCTTCCTAATGTGGACTCCCCAAACAACAAGTTGAAGCATCAGGCTATACGACAAGGCATCAACTTCATCATCCAGAGCAGTGCTTCAGATATCATGCTTCACGGTATCCTTTCTCTGTATGCACGATCACGAAAGATTGGTCTAGAGATTTTGGCTACCGTACACGACTCCATCGAAGCACAAATCCCTCATGAGAAAATTTCTGAGGCTGCTGAAATTATGAGGTCTTCCTTGTCGGACACCTCAATATTTAAGAAGTTGTATGACATCGACTTTGCAGTCCCTATGGCTGTGGATGTAGAGATCGGCTCTTCTTTCGGAGACGTAAAGGAAGCCCATTTCGATGAAAAAGGAAACCTAACCAATGCCCAAGAACTCAGCGAATATGTCCAGACAAAAGCGAATAGTCGTTCTTACTGACCTGCATATAAGGTGTGATTACTATCATGGCTATCTGGAAGCTCAGATAGATACCCTAACTAGGCTAGTAAACAGTAAGCCTACCGACATTGTAATTATAAACGGGGATATCTTCCACAAGAGAAACCCCAAAGGACAGGAGCTTCTAGCTTTTCAGACTCTTCTGGACGGTTTTAAATGCTCGGAGATTATCATTAACAGAGGTAATCACGATACCGTAAGAAAGGGAGATAGCACCGAAACAACCCTGTCCTTGTTTAGGGACAAGGCTCAGATCTGTGTAGACAGAGAGCGTGTCCATATTGCAGGGCAAGACTTTCACATCATCCCCCACTTTGAAGACGATGAGAAGCTGATCGAGTATCTCAAAGAGGCAAGCTCTGAGAAGGCTAATGTCTTTGGTCACTTTGGCTTTGACGGTTGCGTGTCAAACGGAGCTTATGCTTATGACTCGTACATCAAGAAGTCTCATGTCAGACCCAACAAAGATGGGTTCGCATTCCTAGGACACATCCATGTTCCAAAGATTTATAATGAAAACATCTACCTCCTTGGTACACAGTATACGACCTGCTTTGGAGAAGCAAACAGAACTCTTTACTGTCACGATATCGTGATCGATAAGTCTGGTATGAAGGTGAACAGAACTCCTATTGAGTTCGGCATCAAACACTTCCAATGCCACCTTGAAGAGTTGCCACAGTTATCTAAAAAGTTCAACTTCAAGAACTTTTATAGTTTACTGAGACTCAAGCTAGACCACATGGACGGTGGTGTAGAAGAGGAACTCAAGAACAATATCTTTTCTAAGTACGATATTAACCAACTGGAGATTGTCTTTGAAGACATCCTACCAAAGTTTGGTTCTGGTCACGTCCCTCATGCGAGGATTACAACTATTGACGATGACCTTATCGACAAGTACATCACCGAAAGCGATTCTATCTTTAGCAGATCTGAGTTGCTAGACGGCTTGAATAAAGTTCGATCCTATGAAGATTAATAGAGTAGAAATAGAAAACTTTCTTTCGGTCCAAAAGGCTACAATCGACTTCGATAAACTAAGCAATCTAGTTCTTGTTAAAGGCAGGAACAAAGATGTAAAGCCAGAGTCATCTAACGGTGCTGGTAAAAGCACTATCATCGAAGCGGTTGTGTTTGCACTGTTCGGAAAGACCCTCCGTAAGACTTCTGCAAAAAGCCTCAAGAACTTTAACACGAAAGGTAAGTGTAGCGTAAAGCTGACCATCAACGATAACATAGTTATCGAAAGAGTCAAAAGTCCGCCTCAACTGAAACTCCACATCAACGGAGTAACGGAGATCCAGGACTCCATAGCGTCTACACAGAAGCGTCTTGAGTCTCTGCTCAACACGAATATCAACATCTTCCTAGCTTCTATGGTGTTCGGACAAGAGAACAGCATGAGCTTTCTCACAGCAACCCCGGAAGAGAAGAGAGATATCCTACAAAGCTTTCTGAATATGCAAGAACTGTTTGCACACAGGACTGCGATTAAAAAGCTCAAGTCGCAATACACAGCAGACAAAAAAGTCAAAACTGCGTTGCTGTCCGAAACCAACGGAAGGATTACTGAGATCTCGGATAAGCTAAAGACTCTCCGTAAATACAGAGAGGACTATAACAAGCTGATGACTAAGGATCAGAAGTCCTTTCTAAGAAAGCATTCTATGTCTGAGATAAGAGAACTTGAAAAAGTCAAAACTCAGAAGGAGCAACAGCTACACAAACTAGAGCTAGATTTACAGTCCTTGAACAAGGAGATAGTTTACAACAAAGCTCGCATCGATGCTTTGGAAGACTTCAAGTGCGAGCATTGTGGAAAGCAGTCATCTGATACAGAGCTAACAATCTCAAACTTGTTTAATGCGGTCAAAGAAAACTCTGAAAAGAAAAAGAAATTAAGTAAAGATATCGAATCTCTTAAGAAGAAGATAGACGATATCTCTATCCCTATCTCCGATAGAGAACTAGATGTTGCTGAACAAATCAAAGACAGCAGCAACAAGATCTCGTTGCTCAACGATGACAAGAAATCAAAGAAGAAAGATGCTTTAAAATACGGAAAAGATCTGGCTGACCATAACAAAGATTATGAAATTATGCGGTTCTGGGAACAAGCCTTCTCGGAATCTGGCATGGTAAAATTCGTTATCCAGAACATATTGTCGTTTTTTAATGACAGGGCGAACTTTTATCTTAGTACGATCACCAAAGGGGTGTTCACCGTAGAGTTCAACGAGACTCTAGAGGAACAACTTTACAATAACGGTACTGAGTGTTTCTTCGACTCACTTTCTGGAGGAGAGAAGAAGAGGATATCTCTAGCCGTAACTCTAGCCCTTAACGATCTTTTAGTACTTTCTGGAAAAGAAAGATCCAATCTAATCTTCTTTGATGAAGTCGCTGATTCTCTAGACGAGGTGGGGATGAAGGGACTCCATGAGCTTATCGAAGAGATCACAAAAGAGAAGAAACTCTTTTTGATCACCCACGATGAGTATTTATTATCCTTGGTAGAGGATGATGCAGAAGTTTTAGATGTCATAAAAAAGAACAAAATAACCTCATATAGCCGTAGATAAATGACCAAACCTATCAATATTAGACCTTATAAAGATCGTCTTCTCATCTTCCAAAAGGAGATGCCTAAGGAATCAGCAGGAGGTATCATCCTGCCTCCAAGCTCCGCAGGAAAGAAAGTTAACGAAGGGGTTGTAATCTCTAAAGGACACGATGTTTCGGATAATATTTCAGAAGGCGACTATGTTATTTTTGGAGAATACGACGGAGAGCCGTTGAAATTTGGAGGAGAGGAGTATCACCTAATCATTGAAGAGGACATTAGAGCAGTACTAGAACAAGAAGATGGAAATTAAAGAGAACTCATTAAGCGAAACTATTTTTCGGGACAAGTATGCCTTCCCCGGTGAGACCAAGTGGAAGGAGTTAGCCAGACGGGTTTCAAAATCAGCGGCTATCGCTGAACAACCCGAAGATGTAGCAAACACAGAGAAGAAGTTTTTTGACGCTATTAACTCGGGAGACTTCTGTCCTGGAGGCAGGATTCTATTTGGATCGGGAAGACCAAAACAGAACCTACTTAACTGCTATGTTCTAGATCCAGAGGACAGCGTTGACAGCATTTCAAAGACCATCGCGGATATGTACAAGATCTCCTGCGGAGGTGGCGGTATCGGTTTCAACTTCTCAAAGATTCGTCCCAAGGGCGATGACATCTCAAACATTCCCAATAGCGCACCAGGATCTATCTCTGTAATGCGTATGGTCAATGAGATCGGAAACCATGTACGCGCTGGTAAGAATCGTAGAACCGCTCTCATGGCGATCCTCAATGTTGGTCACCCAGACCTCCTTGAGTTCCTAGAGGTCAAGCTAGATCGTGGAGAGCTTACCAACTTTAACATCTCAGTAGCCATCACCAACCGCTTTATCGAAGCTGTTGAAAACGACGAAGAATGGCACTTTACTTTCGGCGGTAGACACCAGAAGTATTACCGCTATTCTGTAGAGCGAACTTCAAGCGGTGAAATGGAAAAGATTCATGTCGTGGCTAAGTCAGAAGAAGACGCCTTGAATCGTGCAAAAATCCATCACCTAAAGAGCTTTGATGATACTTTTGATAACGCTGTGCATGATCCCCTTATGGCAAAGACCGTATGGGATATGTTAGTTACCAACGCTATTGAATGCGGCGAACCAGGAATCTTTAACATCGATTTTGCTAATGAATACACCAATGTCTCTTATGCAGAGTATATGCCAAGCACTAATCCCTGCGGCGAAGAAGTTCTCCCAGCTTATGGTAACTGTTGCTTGGGTCATATTAATCTTGCGAACATGGTCAGCGATGATGGCATTATTGATTGGAAACGCCTTGCGAGAACAGTTCGTACTGGTGTTCGCTTCCTTGATAACATTCTCACCGTAAACCATTTCCCAATCCCAGAATGCCGAGAAGCTGGTATGAGAACTCGTCGTATCGGTCTAGGTGTTACTGGCTTCCACTATATGCTTATCAAAGCTGGATACAGGTACGGCAGTGAAAGTTGCGTAGAGTTTACGGAGCGTCTGTTTGATACCATTCGTAACGAGGCTTACAAAGCATCTATGTACTTAGCAAGAGATAAAGGATCTTATGAGGCATATGACTGGCACAAACTCAAGCAAGAAAAATACTTTAAGACACTCCCTTCTAGAATCCGTTATGATATTCGTAGATACGGTCTTCGTAACGGTGTCATTCTCACTGTTGCTCCTACTGGTACTATCAGTATGGTCCTTGGGGTGTCTACTGGCATTGAGCCTATCTTTGCTCCAATCTATCGCAGACGCTGGAGAACGGGTACTGATGGCGTTTGGAATGAAACGGTCGTAGTAGATCCTTTGTTCAAGGACGCTTTCTTGCGAGGAAAAGATCTTTCACACATTGTAGGTGCTTATGATGTAAGCCCTGAGGAGCATATCAAGATGCAAGCTGTCATTCAATCCCGTATTGATTCAGCCGTATCAAAGACTTGCAACCTATCAAAGGACTTTGAAGTCACCGAAGATGTGAAAGAAACTCTTCTTGAATATGCCCGTGAGATGAAAGGATTTACCTTCTACAAAGCTGGCTCCAGAGGCAACGAACCTCTGGAAATTATCAACCAACATGATGTAGACTTGGATAAGATTATTCACGAAGAGAAGGTAGAGTTCGTCACAGAGTCGAGAGACGATTGTGCTACAGGAGCGTGTGAACTATAATGGGTTGCATTCATCACAGTAAGAAAGGAGTGTTCAACAAGAGTACCCAAAAGCTAGAATACTTTTGTAAAGACTGTGGTGAACCTGTGGAGAAAAAGAAGAAAGGAATCTTCGCGGGGGACACTAACACAGAAGAGTTTACAGAGTTTACATTTGAATGTGAAAACAACGAATGTGAAATTGAATACTTTGAACTTGACTTAGAAGAACCTCCCGCAAAGATTCCTCATTATAAGTCCTGCCCAAACTGTGGCGGTCGTTCTGACTATACTCCCCAGATACAGATATGGCATACTGTTCAGGGAGAAGGTTCAGGAACTAAACTTAACATAGAGGACAGGAAGGAATACGAAAGAAAATGGATAGAAACCGAAGTTGAAAACACAAGAAAGCAAGTCGATACAGGTGGGGAAGGAGGTGCTTCTCCTTACGCCAAGTATACGATGAACAAAGAACATTTAGCAAAACAAGGAAGACTAAAAAGAGTTTCAAAGAAAACAGCTAACGAAAGAATGAAAGCAGGAAAAAAAGTAGCCTTGGAAACCTCCAAGGTTATGTCCGAAAACGATAAAAGATTTACAGGAAAAAGACACGATGGTTAATGTATTTTGTGAAGACGGTTGTAAGATCTACAAAGGAAGTCCAGAAGCTAACGCTTGGGACCTAAGATCAAAAATAAATGCAACAATAGAGAAAGGAGAAACAGTAAAAATTCCTACGGGTGTATACTGTGGGTTTGGCAAAGGAGAGTATGGATTGGTTCTGCCTAGAAGTTCAATGGGCAAAAAAGGAATCTTCATTCCAAACTCACCTGGACTTATCGACACAGATTACAGGGGAGAGATTTGCGTTCTACTTTCTAATGTAGGCTCTGAAACCATGTATATCCTACCTGGATCAAGAATTGCACAATTAATGTTCCAGCCAGACACTTCTGTTACTCCAACATTTATGACTAAAAGCCTCTGGGATGTCTTTAATAAGGCGTACCCAACCGAAAGAGGTGAAGGCGGCTTTGGGTCAACAGGAGAATAATGTCAACCTATCGTTTTGAAGATTCGATTCAAAGAGGAATCATCTACTTGTGCAAGTCCGACAAGGACTTTTTCTTGCAGGTGCTTCCTCTGATGAAACCTTCTTATTTTGATGCACTATCGCATCAGAATATTTTTCAATCTATAACCGATCACTATGAGAAGTACAAGCAGCTTCCTAACGATGACTTCATCATTGAGGAGTGCAAAAAGAAAGTAAAAAAGATAGAACATATCAGTGAGTACAAGACCGAACTTGAGAGCGTAAACTCGGTTGATGTTTCTTCTCTCAACAATCGTGATTACTTACTGGAGAAGGTTGAAGACTTCGCACAACACCAAGCAGTAGCTGGTGCTTTGGTAGAGTCTGTAGATCTTCTTAAGGATGGCAAGGTTGATAGCATCCCGACTATGCTTCGTGAGGCAATGAATGTCGGTCGTAGCATCGACATCGGGCAATCGTACTTTGATGATATTGACGCTCGCTATGATAGGCTGACCGACGATTCACACAGAGTTACCTTCAAGACCCCGTTCCCATACATGAACGAAAAGGTTCTTGAAGGAGGTATCTCTAAGAAAGAACTCGCTATGGTTGTTGCTCCTCCCGGAGTAGGTAAGTCTCTTTACCTTGTCAACCAAGCAGCGGTAGCAATGGCGGAAGGTAGAAATGTTCTTTACATCTCTCTTGAGATGTCTGAGGATAGAGTATCCCAAAGACTTGACTCCATTATTACAAAGGTTCCTCAAAGCAGAATCAGAACTGACAGAGAGGAAGTAAAGAGGAGACTCGGTGTTGTACGCAAGAAGTATCCTAACTTCGGTAAGCTGGTGATCAAGGAGTTTCCAACTAAGCGTTGCACGGTTAATGGCCTTCGTGCTTATCTAAACCAATTAAAGAACTTCTCTGAGTTTGAGCCTGACATCTTGATCGTGGACTACCTTGAGATCATGAGTACGGATTCGTCTATGCCTGAGTACAAGTCTCAAGAGATTCTCGCCCAAGAACTAAGAGGTTTGGCGGTAGAGAACGACCTAGCAGTATGGACGGCAACTCAGACCAACCGACAAGGTAAGTCCGTGGACATCATTAAGGACACAGAACTCGCAGACTCTTACGGAAAGATTCGTACCTGCGACTTTGTAATCTCACTTAACCAGAACGCAGAAGAGCGAGATGGAGGAGAAGGCAGAGTCCATGTTATGAAGAACCGAAACGGTAGACCAGGAGACACCTTCAGAATCGAGTTCCAGTATGATGTACTCGTTATGAAGCAAGCACCCCCATCAAACCAATGAACAGACCAGATGTAATCAACTATGCAGGACTAAAGTTTACCGTTAGGTATACTCCAGACCCCTACAAGTCTTGGGACTCATGGGGATATGTAGACTTCGCAAAAAATCAAATCACGATTGCAACGAAATCTGAAGGCAAGCCTATCGCTGAGATAAGTATTGCTCAAACTTTGCTGCACGAAGTCTGTCATATTGTGTTGGAGTATGCTGGTATGGGAGGTTCTACCGATATGTTTGAACCTACTAACGAGTACCTGACATCGTTGATGTCATCTGGATTTACACAACTTTACTTACAAAACCCCGACCTCATAGAGTACCTTAACGAGACTTTTTACGATGAAACTAACTAAGATACCTGAGATCTATAAGAATATCAACGCTCTTGTAGATCAGTTTTACCAAGAATTTATTGTGGTTGATTCCCACAATATCCAGGAAAAGATCCTAAATCACAGCGCGAACTGCACTTTTATTATGGCACTCAACGCCTATGCACAGAAGCAAGTCGGTGAGTCAGAGCTATACTTAGAAAACGCTTTTAATAAGGCAAGAGATGAAGGGAGAACGCAAATCATTTCAAGCGGTACGCGAGCTACGGACAAAGCCGTTGAAGCAAAGGCTGAAAACGATCCTGAAGTTCAAACCAGAAAGATTGAGCTTGTGGAAGCTAAGTACAAAGCTAATTTGATTAAGTCCCTTTCCATCGGAATGCAAAACCAAAAAGATATGCTGATTCAAATCTCAGCAAATCAACGAGCAGAAAACAAACTACTAACCGAATAACATGAACATCCAAGACCAACTACGAAAGAAGTATGCCCAACTACAGGGCAACAACTCCGGCGATAAGAGCAACGATGACTTCCTAAAGAAGTTCATGCAGCTTGACATGGGAGAGACCGAGGTACGCATCCTACCCGCACAGGATTCTGACCGAGACCTCTTCTACGCTGAGACTGCTATTCACCGTATCCAAGACAAGAACATCCACTGCCCACGCAAGAAGGATGATAAGTGTCCGATCTGTGATCTATATTTCAACGTTTGGGATCACATCAAGACCATCGGTCGTGATAACCCAGAAGCCGAGCCTTTCATCCAGTTTGCACGAAGCATTCGCGCTGGTGAGCGTTACTATGTAAACGCTATTGATCGAAAGAGCGGTGATGTAAAGATTCTGTCAGTCGGCAAAGGTCTATTCACCAAGTTCATGGATACTATCTTTGACGAAGACTACGGAGATATTACCGATCTACAAGAAGGTTTCGACTTCAAGATCACCAAAGAGATGAAGTCCACCTCGATGGGTAACTTCCCCAACTACGACAAGTCTAAGCCAAAGCCACGCAGCACTCCTGCGGGAAGTGATGCAGATATCCGTGAATGGATGGATTCACTCCACGACATTCATGGTCTAGTGAAGCTGAAGGAGTATGATGAACTTAAGACGATGGCTGACAGTCTGCAAGAGACCATTTTCCCAAAGACTGTTATGAGTCCAGATGCAGCCGAAAGTTTTGATAGTGAGTCTAGCATTCTTGATGATGATCTAGGTGATTATATGTAAACTAGCATAAACTCTTGAATTTTTCTACGGGTGCTTCTTTAATTAGAAGTACCCTATTTTTATGGTTAAAGTCTCATACGAAACGGAGAAGAAGAAGAAACTAAAGATTCTAGCTTGCCCCGCTAACAAAGGTGGCTGTGCATACTACCGCGTAATTATGCCAGCAGAAAAGTTGCAGGAACTATACCCTGACCGTGTTGAAGTTCGATTCAACTACAACCCACTTGATTGGGATGAAACAACGAGACAACCAAAACAAGAACCTAACCTGTCTGATATTGAGTGGGCTGATGTCGTATTCACTCAGAATATTCATCAGTTCGGTGGTCCTTACACTTATTCTTTTATGCGTTATGTAAAGGAGCAAGGAAAGTTTCTTCACTACGACACAGACGATCTACTAACGAATCTGTATCCAGAGCATAAGCTTTTTCAAGTATACATAGATCAGAAGTTATCGGAGTTAACACAGCATCTGTACAACATGGCAGACTTAGTTTCCGTTACTCAGAATAAGTTCGCTCACCGCATCTCTCAGTACTGCACAGGCACATTAGCCGTCATCAAGAACGCCATAGACTTCAACCTTGATTGCTGGAACGCTCCAAAGACTGAGGCTAAGGTAACACGCATAGGCTGGGCTGGAGGCATCCACCACAGGGTCGATGTTCAACAGTTCAGAGGCGTTATAGCGGGTGTTAACAGGACTGTAGGAACGAAGAAGAACCACTGGATATTTATGGGAAGACCTCCCAAAACTCCTGACGGTAGCCGTAACTGGGAGCAAGAGGTTTGGGACGAATATGAAAGAAACTTCTTGACAGGAGCAAAACACCCTAATGTTACATGGGCAGAAGCCCTACCGCCAAATATGTATGGCTTCTTGTACCAGCACTTAGACATTGCTATAGCCCCTCTTCAGATGAACGACTTCAACGATTCTAAATCAGAGATCAAGTTGATGGAGTGTGGTCGTTATGGAGTTCCTCTTGTATGCACTAATGTCGGTTGCTATGAAGAGGTTATCAAGAACTATGAGACTGGCTATCTCATTCCTGAAGAGAACGATAAAAAGGAATGGGTAAGAGTCTTGAGCAAACTTAGTAAGGACAAGCAACTTATAAAGGAGATGGGACAGAATCTTAAGAAGGTTGTTGACGAAAGGTACGACATCAACAAGCATATCCACTTACGCATAGACCTTTATGAAAGACTTTTAGAGGAGAAGCAAATTGCCGCAACAAGTTAAGATTGTTACTGGGTGGTCAAACCCTGGAGGGTCAACCACTTGCATCATTAACCTTGCGAAAAAGTTGATAGACTCAGGGTACGATGTAGAGGTATTTGGTCCCCACGATTGGCATATACATGAGCTTGCAAGACAAGGGTACAATGTGGGATTTGGAAGCAAATACTTCTCTTGCAAAGAGGACGATATCGTCATTAGCCACTTCGCCATGCTTGGTCCAATCAAGGCAAAGAAAAAGATCTACTGGTGTCATGAGATGTCTAACTTCATGAACCTAACGGATGATATGATGGAGCCATACGATAAAGTAGTTTTTGTGTCCGAAACACAAAAGAAAACTCACTCACTGAAAAGTGATAGATCTATAGTAATACCCAACTTCATAGAAGAGTTCCCAAAGATGAAGCATGAGAGAGCTTGCGGTATTATTGGAAGCATAGACACAAACAAGCAAACCCATATGTCCATACAAAAAGCTCTGCACGACGGAGAAAAGAAAATATACCTATTTGGAAATGTCACAGATAAGGTCTACTACGACAATTTCGTCAAGCATTATGTAGATTCTGGGTTTGTATCTCCTCCTATGTACGAGGCTGATAAAGTTAAGATGTATTCTATGATCGACAAGGTTTATCACAGTGCTTTGTACGAGTCTTTTGGTCTTGTGAAAGCGGAGTGCTACGCTTTGGGCATTGATTATATGGGAACAGTTGGTGAGGATGAATGTTCTTACAAAACAAACGATGAGGTTTTTGAGCTATGGAAAGAAATCCTAAAGTAACTATAGTATGCTCAACCTTCAACTCCGCAAAGTGGATTGATGGATACCTGGAATCTGTGAATAATCAGCTAGAGAAGGAGTTTGATATTATCTTTGTCGATGCGGGATCAGATGACGGCTCCTGGAAAACAATCACAAACTATCAGTTTCGGAAAGGCATTAGCCCTCAGTATATCCAAGAGCCAGGATGCTCTATTTACGAAGCATGGAATACTGGGTACAGCAAAAGCAAAACCGAGTATACCATGAACTTCAACACCGATGACAGGCTGTACCCTGCCGCAATATCTACTTTGCTGGCGTATGCTATAGCCAATCCCCAAGCAGATATGATCTATTCCTCATATCTGACGGTGAAGGATAAGGAGCATAAGCAAATAGTGAACCTGTCCATAGCTCCAGAAATGAGCAAAAATACTCTGTTAGGTCTTTGCATTTGCGGTCCCTTTCCCCTTTTGAGAACGAAAGCGATTATTGAAGCTGGACTATTCAACCCTAAGTACACTATCTCTGGAGACTATGAGATGTGGCTAAAGCTGCTATCAAGAGGCTGTGAGCTTATGAATATTTCAGAAGCGATTGGAACATATTTCTTCAACCCCGAAGGAATGAGTACCAATAGGGAAAGCAAGCATTGGCAGGAACACATTAAGCAAGACACAGAAATACGGAGGATTTACGCTTGAAAAGGGTAATATCGTTTAGCCTTTGGGGAGACAATCCAATATATACGCAAGGTGCAATAAAAAATGCGGAACTAGCATCAACAGTTTACCCCGGATGGAAGACTAGGTTTTATATTGGAACCTCCACCCCAGACCATGTTGTGCATACTTTGGAAAGCACAGAAAACTGTGAAGTTTTTCTGAAAGACGGAGCAGGAGATTGGAGAGGTATGTTTTGGAGGTTTGAAGCTGCCTCAGACCCTAGCATTGAGGTGATGCTGTCGAGG